ACTATCTTCATTCGCTTTTGGTGAATTTTTGCATAATTCTTATTTTTAGGTGACATCACTTCACGCGTGACTCTCTTCATTTCACGTTGTATGGGTTTGATTTTCTTCTTCCACGACTTCAAATAAAGCTTTTGAATTATAACGTTGTCTAATGTTTTCAATAGATGAGAATAATTATTTTTTAACGTGCAGATGGAATATATGGTTCTCAATCCAAGTCTTTCTTGTAGTGCAATATCTTTTTGAAGATTCCCATATAAGTAAGACTCAATTATTCTTTCACATCTTTCATTAGAACACGCCCTCAGCGTTGATGCTATTTTATACTTAGTTTCTTCTGAAAGTCGCTTATTAATTTCACCACCTGTCGTGCAATTGTAGCCATGTGGGGCAAGTGTTTCAAATTGCTTAATCATCAATTGTTCGTAATGCCCTGCTTCATTTTCCTCACATAACCATAAAACTTTCACATGCATATTTTTCCATCTATACTTTTGTATAGCCCTTTTCAACAAGATACAATTTGAACGGGGCTTCTGATGTCCTTTCATTCTTTCTTTCATGTTCCATGTCTGCCCTATGTAGGACTTTTTGGATGGAGAGGTGATTTTGTAAATAGAATACATTACTACTAATACTCATTTTGCTTTTAAGCAAAAAAATAAAAAGAAAGATAAAAAGCCGCTGGTGGAATTAATCCACGATGTCTTGGTGTTTCCGAAGAAACGAAGTGTCAACTGTGGGGATCGAACCCACGCCAGCTTACGCTGACCGCATAACTTAATTGATTTTCATCATATTCTTAAGTGCGGCTCCTTAGACCACTCGGACAAGTTGACGGATGCCTTCAATAGGGTTGTTTCGATCAACCTTTATATTCAAATCTCGCTGCGTAACCAATTTGCATACAATGTCTTGGTGTTTCCGAAGAAACGAAGTGTCAACTGTGGGGATCGAACCCACTCCAGCTTACGCTGACCGCATAACTTAATTGATTTTCATCATATTTTTGTGCGGCTCCTTAGACCACTCGGACAAGTTGGCAGATGCCTTCAATAGGGTTGTTTTGATCAACCGTTACCAGATTATGTGCGCCCTATATTCGCAGTCATCGAATGGTCACTGGTTCGATTCCGGTAGTCTGGAGTCAGAAAAATATTTTGTTTTTTGTTTTTTTGTATTTAAACAACCAAATATAAAGCATCTGCACGTATTATAACTACCAGCACTCCAAACAATGATGAGTGTGCAAACTCAAGCAAATGAAACAAACGATGAAATTACAATCTATCCAACATTTGATGAAATGGGTATTGATGCTTCACTCCTACGTGGCATTTACGCATATGGTTTTGAACATCCAAGTGCAATTCAGCAAAGAGGTATTGTTCCATTAAGTACTGGACGAGACATTCTTGCACAGTCGCAGTCAGGAACAGGAAAAACCGCGACGTTCTTAATCGGAAGTCTTATGCAGGTGATCGATGATTTTATTGACAATCCACAAGTTCTTATCATTACACCAACACGAGAATTGGCACTCCAAATTAAAAATGTATCTGATGCTCTCACGAATTACAGAGATACCAAGTGTAGTGTATTTATTGGTGGTTCCAGTGTTCAAGATGACATTCGAAAACTCCGGAACGAAGTGAACCACGTCATTGTTGGTACACCCGGACGAATTCTGCATTTACTCTCAAAGAAACACTTGAGTCTCAAGGCATTAAAATGTGTCATACTAGATGAAGTGGACGAGATGCTTTCAGTAGGATTTGAAACTCAAATCCGTGACATATTCGAAGACGTTGACACGAAATGCCAAGTGGCATTATTTAGTGCCACTCTGTCAGAACATTCCAAAACCATTGCCGAAAAAATTTTGAACAACCCTTGTAAGATCTTAGTGAAAAATGCAGAAGTTACACTTGATGGGATTTCTCAGTTCCATATAAACGTCCAACGAGAAGACTACAAATTTCCAACACTACTTGACATATATGATAAACTGTCTATTAGTCAAACAATTATTTATGTCAATTCCAAGAAGAAAGCAGATTACCTCCAAGATGAATTGCGCCGAGAGGGTCATTCTGTCTCATGTCTTCACGGAGATCTGTCTCAAAATGAAAGAAACACAGTACTTAATGAATACCGTTCAGGCACAGCACGTATTCTCATAGCAACTGATATCATTGCAAGAGGTATTGACATTCAGCAAGTGAGTATTGTCATTAATTATGATTTGCCCATCCAGAAAGAAACATACATTCACAGGATTGGGCGTAGTGGACGCTTCGGGCGAAAAGGAGTCGCCATTAATTTGGTTGCTCACTACGACGAGCAAAAGTTGAAAGATATTGAGAACTTTTACACTACTGAAATATGTGAAATGCCTATGGACATCAGTGATTACATTTAATTGACCTGACAAGATATTCTTGCCAAATGATTCCCCCTTTATTTTCATTCTTTTTTTCTTTCTTTTTTGTATAGAATGTCACATTCAAACCCGATCAATATTCCTGGCCGCAAATTAGCTTCTTCTGTTCCACCACAGGGTAATAATCCGCCAAATGTCTTCTCACCACCTCAGTCTTGTGCTTCATCATTCGACATATACTGTGGACATTTGGAAAGTGCATCACACTTTCGAGATCAATGGAAGAATCATGTGAGCTCATTCAAAGATTCGAACCATATGAAAAACTACTCATTGAAGGAGTCAACGAACTTAAAACCATCGCTTACAAAAAAAAATAAGAATGTTCCGCAATAAAAACGATATCCTACTAACCTCTCTGCAAGGATTTTTCCTACATAACAAGAGTTTCCGAATCAAAAACATTTTACCTATTTTGTACGGAAAATCAAAGGTATCTTTACGCGTTATTGATTGGTTTGTTACAAACTTTTCGAAGCAGAAGAATACTCGTTTAAAAGACGAAAACACTGGACGGCATTGCATTGTCTATTTGGATTATAAAGCACAATTAAAAGCGTTTTCGAAGAAACAATTTGACCCATTCTGTAGACGCAATCGAATTAAGTTTTTCTACAGTACCAGCGATTTTATTGAGACAACGATTGGACAACTTAACTTTTTTCGTTGGGCTTTACAAAGAGGCATATTAGATTTTCTTGAAAATAATCTCGCTATGATAGAAAGGGAAATGAATTTGTATTACAAGCGGAAAACACAAATTGCTAATCGCCCAACCAAATTGTTAAAATCAACAGTAAATCGACATAAAAACGTGAGCATCATTCTAACGTTCGAATAAAAGACCAAGGAGACAAAAAAATCAGTAAAACTTAATTGTAGCGAACAAGATTACTCTCTTTTGAAGAATACCATATTTGACTTGCTATGAGGTCACCAGATAACCTATATAAATAATATTTGAAAAGGATAAGGATATATGGCGTCAAGGCGCATTTTACACGAATTCAAAGAGTTGAATAATGATAATTCAATTGTCTGTTTAGCTCGCGCAGTAGATAACGAAATAAATACGTGGAATCTCGCAATGCAAGGCCCAGTAGACACTCCGTATGAGACGGGTTCTTTCATTATCCGCGTAGTTTTCTCAGCAGATCATCCATTTAGCCCACCTGCTCTACAATTTCAAACAAGGATATACCATCCAAATATTGATTCGCAAGGAAACATTTGTATCGATATTTTGAAAGACAATTGGAGTCCAGTGCTTTCCATTTCTAAGATAGTGACCTCACTACAATCCTTATTGGCCGAACCAAATCCCCACGATCCGCTTGTGCAAGAAAGTGCGGATCTATACCTTGACGATCGCGACGAATTCAATGCAAAAGCGAAATTATGGTGCAATTTATATGCAAGTTCTTCCTCTCTTCAAGCATAACTCATATTATTTGTCTTTATTTCTTTGTATTTTGATAGATTTCCAATTTTATCATTATCTAAAAACAAAAAGTATTACTAGTATATATACACGGTAGAAATGCCAGGTGGACTCATTCAATTGACAGTGACAGGAAAACAAAACAAGGTGCTGACAGGACAGCCTACTATGACTTATTTTAAGTATGCGTACAATCAACATACAAATTTTGCGTGCGAAAGCATTGCACAATCCTTTAATGGTTCGGTTGATTTCGGACAAAAAGTGAATACCACTATATCACGAAATGGAGATCTTATTACTAATATGACACTAGAAGTGAACCTTCCCAATATCAACAGTAACAACTCGGCGGACGAAAACGGTGACAAAACCATAGTGAACTGGACAAATGCCATCGGGCACCGTCTGATTGAGTGGGTGTCCATTGAAGTAGGTGGTCAGGAAGTGGATAGACATCGTGGGGAGTGGTTGGAAATTAATAGCGAATTAACCCTGAATGAGAGTCACAAAAAGGCCTATTATAAGATGGTTGGAAAACAGGAATTTTATTTCATCGAGAACAATGACCAGAAGAAAACACTGTACATACCTCTACAGTTTTGGTTCTGTAAGGAAAGTGGTTTAGCGTTGCCATTAGTGGCACTGCAACACCATGATGTTAAAGTACACGTCAAATTTAGGTCATTGAATGAGTGTATTACATCCCACACAGTAAGAGCTAATGGAGAAATTATCGAAAATGCATCGCCCCAAGTTGATCACAACCATTCTAGCATCCTTAGTTCCCGACTTCTTTGCGATTTCGTATACCTCGATGTGTGTGAGCGAAAGTGGTATGCTCAGCATTCACACAAGTATCTCATTGAGCAAGTACAATACAACGGATTAGGCGGAGTGATTACATCGTCCGATTCGAAGCTGCCTCTAGAATTTAATCACGCGTGCAAAGAACTCATTTGGTACGCAACATTGACAAATAAAGCCCACAAGAACGATTGGCTGAACTTTGGCAAAACAAACAACTCTGATAAGTACCTTTGGGGACCGCGTGATAATGATGACATTCTGAAAACGGTGACTCTGTATTTGAATGGACACGAGCGTGTTGAAGAACGGAGAGCCGACTACTTTCGTGTTGTAAATGCTCTGACGTACCATACGTCAAACCCTTCCAACTATATATATACGTACTCATTCGCATTACACCCAGAAAAGCAACAACCATCAGGTGCCCTCAACTTTAGTTTAATTGATGAAGCCCTCTTACATCTGAAAACAAATGTCCAACCAGGAACGTCATATGAACTCCACGCATACGCCAAAAACTACAATATGTTGATTATAACGCAGGGTATGGGAGGATTAGCGTTTAATATTTAAGTGTAATAGACGCGAAATTGCTTCTTCAATGAGCTGACGAGGTTCTCCGGTAGGAAATTCTAGAGCAGCGTCAGACCACCACAGTAGACGTGTTGACCACGAACTGTTCTCAATATCGGAGTCTCGCCAAAGTGCGTAATGAGGAAGTCTTTTGTATCTTGATAGTAAAGCATTCCTCCACTCACATTCTTCACTTGCAGGAAAAAACATGTCTTATTCAAAGGAACTACTGTACTTGATTTATTCTTCTTTGCTTTATGTCTGACACTTTAGAATATAAAGATTCAAATCAAATAATAATGTGTTTAACACAACACAATGAATAAGGAAAACTCAGACACTTCAGCTAAAAAGCTAATACGAATCAAGAAGAAGAAGAAAAACATCTTTTGTATGAACTGCGGAAAGCAGGGTCATAAATATAAATTCTGTCGCCAACCTATAATTAGTGCTGGTATCATTTTGTACAGAAGGCGAGCGTTTACTAAGAAGATTGAATTCTTACATATATGTAGGAAAGACACTATTGGATATGTAGACTTTGTTAGGGGTAAGTATCGCTTGGGTGATGTCGTTTATATCCAGAAATTAGTAAACATGATGACGAATGGAGAAAAAGTTAAAATTCAAGAACTATCATTCACGCAACTGTGGCGTGATATTTGGTGTATTTCAGATGATAATCTAAAAGTGAATAGGCACAAGTTTGAATTTGATAAATCGGCAAAGCGTTTGAAGATTCTAAAACAAGGGTATATATTGAAGCATCAGCAGACATTTGTGTCGCTTTCCTTGCTACTCGCTCAATCTCCAAATATATATACATCACCAGAATGGGGATTTCCTAAGGGCAGACGATCTATTGGGGAAACGGATTTAGAGTGCGCTATGCGAGAATTTACGGAAGAAACAGGAATTCCTCCTAAGGATCATTCGATTCTTCCATCGCGCCCTATTGTAAGTGTGTTCATGGGGCAGAACA